GTATATGGAACACGAAAAGTTGGTGGAAATGTTGTATTTTTAGAAACATCTGGGACTGATAATGAATTTTTATATATGGCTATTGTCCTTAGTGAAGGCGAGATCAATGACATAACATCAATATTTATAAATGATAATCAAGTTACATGGTCTGGCGATATAGCTGATAATACACAAATCACAGTAGCAAGTAGCGATGCCAATTTTTATGATACTGCAAATTCAGAAAGTTTAATTACTTGCGAACCACATTTTGGAAGTGATAGTCAAAATGCTTCAAGTTTATTAAGTACTTTAAGTTCCTGGACATCAAATCATAGACTAAGAGGATTAGCTTATTTAGCAATTAAATTTAAATGGAATGCAGATAAATTTGGTTCATTACCTACTGTCAATGCGATAGTTCAAGGAAAGAAAGTTTATAATCCAAATTTAGATAGCACAGTTACCGGTGGTAGTGGATCACATAGAGCAGATACTTCAAGCACCTGGGCCTATTCTGATAATCCTGTATATCAACTTTTAGATTACTTAAGAAATGATAGATTTGGAATGGGTATTCCTAACAGTTATTTTGATTCTAATTTTGCTGATTGGCAAGTTGCCGGTGATGTTTGCGATACTGATATCACGCCTTTTTCTGGTGCAAGTACAATTGATTTAATGGATAGTCATACAGTTGTTGATACATCAAAAAAAGCAATAGAGAATGTTCAAGAATTCGTTAAGGGAAGTAGAGCTTTCCTAAATTTTAGTTCTGGAAAATATAAAATCCTAGTAGAAACAACAGGTTCTGCTTCTATAACCTTAACTGAAGATAACATTTTAGGTGGAATTCAAGTATCATCAAAAAATAAAAATTCACGATATAATAGAGTTATTGTTAATTTTATTAATCCAGATAAAAATTATCAATCAGATAGTGCACAGTTTCCGCCCGTTGATGAAACAGGATTAGCAAGTGCAGATCAACACGCAACTATGAAAACTGCTGACGGTGGATTACTATTAGAAGGTAAATTTGATTTTCCTATGTTTACAAGTCCATATCAAGCACAAGAAATGGCTGAAATAATATTAAGAAGATCAAGATCAAGTCTTGATGTTACTGTAAAAGCTGATGCAACTGCTCTTGATTTATCTATTGGCGATATCGTAAACATTACACATGCTACTCCTGGATTTTCCGCTAAACCTTTTAGAGTTCAAGGATTAACTTTAAATTCTGATCATACTGTTAGTTTACAATGTTCTGAACATCAAGATTCATACTATACTTTTGGAACACAACAAGAAGTGGCAACTATTCCAGATACTACACTTCCAAATCCATTTTCAGTTAGTCCCCCTGCAAGTATCAGTCTTGATGATGAATTAATTGAATATGCAGACGGAATAGTAATAACTAGATTATTAATTACTATTGGAGTTTCCCCAGATAGTTTTGTCGATAATTATGAAGTACAAATAAAACAAACAAAAGATCAAAACGGTGCTACTGTTACTGATTCATTTAGAGAAATAGCAGTTGGTAAAATATTAGAATATCAACACTTAAATGTTATAGACGGAGCAGAATATCAAGTAAGAGTGAGAGCCGTAAATACTATCGGTTCTAAATCTACATTTATTTCTACAACAAGAACAATAGTTGGTGGAGTTGAAGCTCCAAGTAATGTTGAAGATTTTGCGGTAGAAATGCACGGCCAAAATCATATGAAATTAACATGGACTCCACCAAGTAAAAATAGTGATCTGGATATTTCTTTTTATGAAATAAGGTATCAAAATGTAACAACAGGCGCAAAATGGCTTAATTCAACGAATTTAGTAAGATGTCCTAGAAGAAAATGTGATAATGCTGTTGTTCCTGCACGCACCGGATCATACTTGATTAAGGCAGTCGATAAGAACGGAAATACTTCTGCTGAAGCTACAATAGTCACAACTAATATTTCTGATATTCAAGCTTATCAAACAATATCAACATTTACAGAAACTCCAGATATATTTACAGCTGCTGATAGTATGGATGCAAGTTTTCCTTTAGCAGTAAAAATAGATGCTTCAGGCGATACAGTATTAACTTTAGATACCGTTACAAATTTTGATGATACTGTTGGAAATTTTGATAGTCCTAGCGGTGATTTTGAATTAGGAGGTACTGATACAACATCAAATCCTAATTTTAATAATTCAAATAGAGATGCAAAAGGTTTTTACAATTTTACTAACAGTTTATCATTAGCTCAAATCTATGACGGAAATATTGAGCCAACGATTACATTAGATGCAGAAAATCCATATGATTTATTTGATAGTGGTAGAGGTGCACTTTTTTTTGATTCGGCCCGTGCTCCTTTTGACGGTACTGAACAAATTCACGCATTTCATAGAGTTCAAATTGCAACATCAACTTCAAGTCTTGCAAATTGTACGACTTTTGTAGATATAACACAATCTGCTACATTTAAATTTAAGTTTGCAAAATTTAGATTAAAACTTACTAATGATGATGATCAAACATCTAGTAATGTAAAAACTATATCTATTAAATTAAATATGGAAGAAAGAACATTTGCACAAAACGATTTGACAACATCTTCTGGAACAAGAACGATAACTTATACAAATCCATTTTATGCAGTTCCTGCAATTGGTATAGCAGCACAAAATCTAGCTACAGGCGACACATTTACAATATCATCAAAAACTGTTAATGGTTTTACTATAGCATTTGTAAATTCAAGCGGATCAGCAGTAGATAGAACTTTTGATTATATTGCTAAAGGTTATGGGTTGCAAAGTTAAACAGAAAAGGATATAGATTAGATATGGCACAAGTAAGTGATGTAAGTTTAGCAAACCAAGGATTTTCTGCATTTAGAACAGAATTAAATAATATTTTATCTGCGATAAATTCTTCTCATAGTGGTAGTTCTGCTCCTGGATCAGCTACTGCAGGGACTCTTTGGGTTGATACTGCTACAAGTGGAGTTTTAAAATTAAAAATGAATGACGGCACAGATAATGTTGAAATTTTACAATTAAATATTTCAAGTAATGCTTTAACTAGCACGATGTCGGTTACAGGAACTATTTCCGAGACTGATCCAAATGCTTTACCACTTGCGATTGCTTTAGGATAGGAGTTTAAATGGCTAATACTTTCAAAGTAAAAACAAATGGAGCTATGCCGGCAAGTGCAGGAACTCCTTTAACACTTTATACAGTACCTTCATCTACTACTACAGTTGTTATTGGATTGACACTTTGTAATATTCATACAACTTCCGTAACTGCTGATGTACAATTAGTTTCAGATACAAGCGACACAGAAACAAACGAAACAGTTTTATTAATTAAAGATGTAAGTATTCCTGCAGGGAGTTCACTAGAGGTTTTATCAGGCGGAAAATATGTAATGCAAACAACTGACATTTTAAAAATTGATTGCTCTGTAACAGCAAAAATAGACGCAACATTAAGTATATTAGAAATAACGTAGAGGTGTAAATGGGTTTTATAGGAAAACAACCAACATCAGCACCATTAACAGCAAGTGATATTACAAATGATATTATAAATGCTGATAAAATCGCTGACGATAGTATTTCAGACGAACATTTAGACGTCACATCAATCACAGGTCACTCAGAAAAAACATCTTTAGTAGATGCTGACAAGTTTTTAATATCTGATAGTGCCGCAAGTGGTGCATTAAAGTATGTGCAAAATTCAAATCTAGGTGGCGGTGGTTCTTGGAATTTGGTTTATTCAGATGATGTTTCTGGTATGGGTAGTGGCTCAAACGCATATTCAAATTCAAATTTATTTTCTTCTACTTATAATTTTTATAGAGTTTATATTTTAGATTGGGAGCCTCAAAACGATAGTGTTGATATGAATTTGCAATTAACATTAGGTGGAAGTTTAAGAACAAGCAATTATAAATTTCATTTAAGGAGACATGAAAGTGAGTCAGCAGAAAAAACAGGTGCATATGATATAGAGATTAAATCTCCAGATGCAACTAACTTTTTCCATGGAGGAGTAACACATTTAGATACTGATAATGAAACTATAGCAACAGTAGTATCTGATAATGATAGTAATGATTTCTTAACGCTAACGTTAGTAGAAGCTGGTAGTATGGTAGAAATGTATTGTGATGGAACTAATTGGTTTGTCACAGGACATGTAGCATCAGCAACAGCTCCTGCATTTGGTGACGCGAGTGGATTATAATAAGTAAACAAAACAAACAGGGAGGTCAGTAATGGCTAAAAAAGAAACAAAAAAAGTAA